TAGTAGAAGTTAATTCTTGGACAGGGCTTGTGTAATCGACTAACCAATCAATATATTGGCTTTGTTTACGATGAGGCTTTATAATACGAGGCCTTTGTTGTGTCGCTTTGCTTTGATTAAACTATTCGACAAGTTTTGATTGCAATACCCATTTCAATAAATTCATCACACAAGTCTAAAAAGATTTTACTTGATCTTCGTCTTGTGAGTAGTCATATTGGCTAACTTGTTTTTGATATTAATACATTTTATTTTATATTAAAAATAAAAATTTAGCCAAATAAAATTTGCCCTTGAATATTTACATCGAGTGATATTTTTAAAAGAGCATCAACAATTAATCCAACCAAATGCATTTTTTCCTGAGGAGTTCTTGCAATTAAATTTTGCTGTACAATAGGCTCACCTAAAACATCAGTTAATTCTTTTGCAGCTTTTTGACGATAGTCAATGTCAATTTCAAGTATCATTAGTAATTCATCAATGTCTGTTCTGCGCAAAAGTGCATTAATAAAGGCTATTTTGGACATTTTTTTAGTTCCTTCCGGAAAAGCAGTAATTGCTTCAGAAATTAAATTACCGCATGTTGCTAAGAACGGCAACTCGGTATCAATAGTAGATAACAAGTAACGACGCAGTGCATCAATTTTTCCGTCAATACACCCTGGATTAATTCTAGAAGTCAATTTTTTTACTTGTTGTGATTGTTTTTCTTGTAATTTCTCAATCGTATCCAAGATATTGTAAACATTATCCAGAAATCCACTTTTATTACTTATATCATCGTGTAGATATATATCGCGTTTTTTTAAAAAATCAATCCAAAAGTTTTTGCGTTTATAGTACTGTTCCGGGTTTGCTGATAAAATATTATTAGCTTCAATCAATGTTAATTGCACATCATGTATAAATCTTACACTATTTTCATGTAAATTAGGTTGCGCCTTTAACATTTCTAAGAACGCTAGTGAACTCTCAATTCTTGAAATTATGCTTATTCTTTGTTGTTCGGATTGCTTTTGTTGTTGAAAGATAGGAAGTCTACGAGTTTTTCGATCTGCAAAATATTCATTTTTTTTCCTTCTAAACTGTTTCATCTTGTTAAAACTTTGTATTCCTTGTTGCAAATATGCTTTCAAATATTCATCAAATGCTGGATTACTTTGAAAATTATATTTTAAACGCAAATGTTGCTTTTTGTCGTCGATATTTTGAATTGCCTTTAATTGCTCCAAAAAACTCTTATCGGCTTGTACAGCTGTTATATATTTTTGGAATTGCTTTTGATCCAATTGTTCCAAAATTTTTCCAACTTTTTTTTTATGCTGCGGGTTGTCGATTAGTTTATATACTTGTCGTGCAATTTTAATATTTTTAGTCCTTCCTTCTAATAAAAACTGTACTAACGACAATAGTACTTTATCAGACTGCATTGGTTTCATTTCAAAATCTAAAATTTGTTTATTCCATTGTTTAATTGGAGGAAATTTACTTGCATTTTTTGCCTGTTCAAAATAACCACCTTTAATATATTGAATAATGATTTCAAATAAAGCATCTAATTTAGTAAATTCAATCGTTTTGAACACCTCCTCTGCTGCTTCAAGATTTTTTTCTTTTATATAATGTATTACAATTCTAGCAAGTGGCCAATATTTAAAATAATCTTTTTCTACAAAATGATACATTGTGAATGCCTGTCCAATATTTCCTTGTTGAAAGTATCGATTGCCAATTATGACAAGAAATTCGTCTTTATGATGGGCATGTTCCATCAAATCAATGTATTCTTTTGCTTCTTTCAAGTTTCCGGCTCCAATACAAAAACGCACCATTTCGATTAATATATTTTCTTTATATGATTTTGATAAATCGCTTAAAAGCTTTGCAGTCTCGATTTTTCCTGTATTAGCACAAGAAACACCAATTAATTCGATTAATTTTTCTTTGAATCTACTAATGCTCATTAAATCAAGGATTAACATAGCTTGTTCATGATTATTTTGTTTTAAATATGAAATTGCAATCATTTGAAGCAATTCTTCTTTTAAAACGGGATCTGTGATTAAATCCTTGATTCTCATTGCCTCATCCAAATCTCCTTGTGGTACACTTCCGAACAGTATTTCATTCCATTTTGCATTCCATAAATACTGTCTTGGAATAATAACCTGACCAGATTTTGGAATATAATCATCCAAGCTATATAAGTCTTGATCATTAATATATTTCATTGCAAGATAAAACAGTTGTTCATCTTTGAAAGAAGTGCTTTCCCGACTTTGACGAATTAATCGTTCTTGCTGTCGTAATTGATCATAATTGATTTGCATTTATTTTAAAGTGTTTTTATAATTTTTTGAATTACTGCTGGACAAACAAAAAGAAATTATTATTAAAAGCATCCAATGCTTCATAATAACCAACTTTTGCCGGTCGGTAAGCAACTTCGTCCTTGATTTCTTGTACAACTTTATTATAATTGCTCCGATATACTTTGTTGATTAATTCTATAAAAATTTTTTGATTGGGTGGACAATTCCAAATTTGTTGAATCAATTTGCACAAGCTCGTCTTATAATAGGAAGCGTAAATAAACACAAAAAATCGTTTATCATACAAGCTCAATTTATGCTTTTTCAATTTTCGACGAATCCAATTCAATGAAATTCCAATATTATAACAATAATTATCCAACCATTCTTCTGACTTGCTAGAAAATCCATCTCGTTCTTTAATCATGAAATTATTATTTCCAAGTTCTTTCTTTGTCGGCATACGATTACCATTAACTTGATATAATAATACCAACAATTCATAATAACTTATATCTTGCAAAGAGCAATATTTATTTTTGCGTAGCACGCATAATTTACCATTTATTTTAGAAATAGTATCCATTTTTTGCATATACTATTTCTTTTTAAATGTCGCGCGAAAGTTTTAATGACTCTTTTGTTCGTGGCTAAAATTTATCTTTTGTATAATTCTACTGATATTGCACGGAAGTGGTTTTGATTTAATAAAAACAGTTTTGGTTGGATCCAAGAAATTATCTCCATATGACATTTGAATTATACTATTTGCAGAATTCCTTACAGTACCATCGTATTTTACTTGAATGTCTTCTGCAATCTTAATCATACGACGTTGAATGTATCCCGAAGTCGCCGTATCACGCACATGGAGTCCATTGGCTAGTGCAAAATTTAGCGTACTTGGAACTGTTAGGTCATATACTTTAGGATATTTAGAAGCATCGACCTTGTTGATTTCTACAATTGGATCCAAAACGGTATCATTCACAAAATCCAAACTATAATTATCAATGTAAAGTACAAATTTATTCTCATTCTTTTCATAATGAGTAAAAATATCAAATCGGCTACACAACAATGCAATTCCTTCCAAAAAGATTTCTGATTCTGATTGCACACCAAATTTATCATTTATATAAACTCCATCCAATGAAAAAAAACTTGATAAAATTCCTTTAACAAATTTAATGTTTGCGGTAAAACATTCAGCTGGAATTTTCTTGCAAGGCATCCATTCTTTGAAAAATTTTAATTGTGGTGCTGTCAAGTATTTATTTGTATTTTCAGCCAAGTACAAACCTAGAAATACACCATTATTATAACAAAATTTAAAATTCGATTTTGCAAAAGTTTCTACAGAATTTGGATAATCAGGTAAAGTTAATGTAACTGGTACTTTGTCTCCAATCAAGACATCTGAAGTAGGAATTTCCTCCCATATTTGTTTTTCCTCATTCCAAATAATCAAGGATTTACTCTCTGTCACAATTACGCTGCGTCCACTCTTTGTTTTAATTTCAAAGAGTTCTGTACCAGGATCATGTCTTGTGACGGCGGTAATATGGCCCCAAGTAATATTACCAAAATCATCCGTGGTTGGAATATAAACATCCTCAAACAAATGTAATAATTCCATACTTTTTTCCTCATAATGAATAACTTCCTGTGACTGATTTCTCAACAAACCATCTATCCAAGGCCCAATTTCAACAACCTGTGGTAATCCATCACACATTATTAAAATTCTAGAATCCCCCGTCACAGACTTCATTGCCGTATCTGTAATACCTTCACGACCTGTCATGGCATGGAAGAAGTATTCTCTGGGATTCAATCCATGTATAAAGGAAGAACGAATAAAGCCAGAAGATTCGAATTGCATATCTTCCGTATAATCTTCCTTTTTGATCGGATAATGAGGAAGCGTTCGTGTAAAATTTGTCAAAAGTGGCTGAATTCTCTCTCCATTCAAATTTTGCTGTCCCAATAGACCAGTAATTTGAGCAATATTAAAATAATCACCTTTTGCACCAGAAATCACAGTTGCCAAAAAATTATTGTCTTCTTTGAGAGCCTTTTGAGCAATCGACATTCCCGTATCTCGCGCACCAGACAACGCATACAATATATAAACTTCTCGTAAATGTGGATCTTGAGTGTGTTCTTCAATGGATTTCGCTTTAATAAAGGCCTTGCTGATATTATTTTGAATTTCATCCTTCTTTGTTACTTTACAATCTCCCACGCCAATACTAAATCCGTGCCATAATAAAAAGTTATTGGTCAAAAATTGGACTTCATTCAAAAACTGGCTGCATCGCATTTCGCCATATTCGTGATACAATAAAGTAATGATAGAATTAGATCCTGAAGAAAGGTTGGATTTTCCAATCGCTCCCTCGATCAATATTCCTTCGTGAATTTTAAGAATGGGTTCATCTCTATCAGTCTTATTGTGCTCTTCCAAGAAGAAATTGTCTGGTAAAATTAAAGAAAACAACATGCGTCCATCATAATAATTTGCATCCTTTATATTCTTCTTCTTTCTATACAAATTTACCTTGGTAGAAAGATTATCAAGTGTAACTTTGTTCAGAGAGTAGGCAATATTGAAAAATTGTTGTCTTGGTATAGCTGGCGTTCGTTTAATAGTCATTAAATAAGCACCCAAAAGTGAATCTTGGACAATCACAATATTTGCTTTACTAGATTGATTACTTATAATATTTTGTTGTAAACACGATAGGATTCGTAATTCAGCCTCGGTTTCAGGTGTTGCAGGACAATGAAGATTCATTTCATCTCCATCAAAATCGGCGTTGAAACTTTTGGTAATGGCCAAATTAAGTCGAATTGTTTTCCCTGGTCGAATTTTAATTTTTTGTGCAATCATCGATCCACGATGCAAGGTTGGTTGACGATTAAGCAACAATATATCTCCATCGAATAATTTTCGCTCTACAATATCTCCTTTTTTAATCACATAAGGCTTGAAAGTATTGGCAACTGTATTTTCGACTAATTTTCCATTTCGATAAACTTTATCTCCAGGTTTCAATGAAAATATATCGGATTCTTTTTTTATAATTCGTAACTCTTTCTTGTTTTGAATCACATCGCCATAATTCAACCGAGTTCCTTGTTTCATTGTTGCATATTTAATATTAATTCGTATGTTACCGTCATCTTTTAAAATAAAATTTACTTTGCCATCGTGAATCATCTTTTCTAGGGATGTTTTATTATTGTCTGTTACACGCACAGGATAGCATAAAATATCAGCTATTTCCTGAGGTATCGCAATTTCATCTACATTCAATGTAGGGTCAGGACCAATTACTGTACGAGCTGATTTATCGACACGCTTTCCCATTAGATTGTTCCTAATCAAACCTTCTTTGCCTGTAAGTCGTTTTTTAATACCTTTAAGAGGTCTACCATTACTAACTCGCTGACGATCTCCAGAGTTATCAAACAAACTCTTGATACGGAATTTCAAAGCGTGAGTAAATTTTGTTCTTTTACTATCATTCGTATTGGGGTCTCCGATATGAAAATTAGCCTTGACAATTTCTTGATATTGAATCGTCAAATCATCATCACATGTCATATTATCCGCAATAATAAAAGGTCTTGCAACTGGAGGAATGACAGGTAGTACATTGAGTACAAGATTTTTAGGATGAAAGTTGGCAGGATCAAAACCTAAAAGAATTATATCATCGCATATTACATTTTCAAAAATTTTGCGAATTTCACTTTCAAACATTTGCATTCTCATATTTTCGCCGTCCATTTTAAAAATCATATAAAAATGCTTGTCTTGTGTGCAAAACAAATACCGTGGTTGAATTGTTTCACAATGAGTACAATAATCGATTTTATCCATTTTTTCGACAATTTTATTAAAACGAGTTTGCTTTTGATACTTTAATAAATTGTTTAGTTCAAGCTGTTCTTTGGATAATAAAACTCGAGAGCATTTATAACAAATACATTTTAATATGAGCATGGTAAGTTTATTAAATAGTGGATGCAAAACATCTATATTAAGTACAATATGTCCAAAATGTCCAATGCATTTTTTTTCGGTTTGACCACATGTTACGCATTTTTTATTAGCCTCCATGACACCCATTCTTTCATCATAGACAGAATGTGGACCCGTTAACTTTACATTATGAATCTCACATACAGAATTTTTGACAATTTCTTCCGACGAATATATGCCAAATTGTATATAATCAAGGTCTCGGAGTTCCATATTTTAATGTTTTATTGTTTTAGAATCGATTCATCAATTTTTAATGCTATTGTCTTCTAATCGTTTAATAAGATCCGCCTTTTTGCCTTTGGTATCAAGATTTCTATCCACACAAAACTGTTTCAACTGAACAAGAGTCATATATTTGTAGCTTTTTGTGGTTGGCGATTTATAACTCGTTATATATTTTTCAATGTCATATTGAAAATTACCCTTTGCAATATCCATGCAGAATTTTTTGTTCCAAGCACAACCATTGTCTTTTAGCCATTTCAGCATTGTTAGCTTATTATTATGAATCGCGTGCGTGCAATAGGAAGGATAAAGTTTAATATTTTTATGTTGATGGAAATATTGGATTGCAAAAATGGTCCCATGTTCAACTGCAAGCTTTGCAAAAAAATTGTAATTGAGTACAGAGTTTGGATTAAGGCTCATCAACAATTCCAAAACTTTTAGAGAGCCACTGACACAATTATTATACACTGCCCAATAAAATGAGTACGGACAACCCATATCGAGCAACCATTGCACAATTTCCTTGTCTCCTCTTTTAATTGCCGTCAAAAAATATTTTTCTACTAATTCGATTTTAAAAGTAGAGTAAATCCAATGAATTATTTTCATATCATTACATTGAATCGCCATATTTAGAGCGTCTTCATTAAAAGGACAACCATGGTGATACAACCATTGTATTGTTTCCAAATTTCCAACTTTACATGCTTCACTAAAAACACTATGATTCCAAGGGCACTTTTGCTCATGCAACCATTTTACTATGGATAAATGTATTACTGCTTTACGGAATATGCATGGTATTAACTTGAGTTGATGATTTTTTTTCAAATAAATGAGCCTTTGAAGATGACCATGTTGAGCCGCGTGAATTTGTCTTCTAAATGAATCCATTTGCCACCATTCAATCAGGCTTTTCAATTCATCTTCAATCCAACAATTTTCAAATTTTTCAAGTAGAATTTTGGCATCCATTTCAAAGATGTACTTGTAAAGGACAAGTGGAATTTCCTCTTCGCACATGAAATCAACACTGTGCAAAAGATCGATTAGCGTCTTTTGCTCTTGTTCCTCCAAATTTTTTATAAATTTAATATTATGCTGATGATTTTCAAATAAAGCAGTGGTATCCATGATTTAAAGGCTTGTCCAAAAAGTTTTTGGTTTTTTCAATTTTCATTTTTCTGGCACAAAATAAAAATGACCTTTGGAAAATATACTTATGGAACTCCAGAAATTTGCTGGGCTAATGATGGGGCTGCCTTAACAGTCAAAAACTTTACGAGTATTGCAAAAGATGTAAAAATATATTTGGGTAATGGATTTGGTCACGATACTAGCTTTGTTTCCACTTATCCCTTTTCTTACATTCACAAGTCCACATTTCCCAATGTCAAAAATTGCAGTCGAAATACTCGAGGCGATGTCGTCATTGGAAATGATGTATGGATTGGTGAAAATGTTATAATAATGTCTGGAGTGGTAATTGGAGATGGCGCCGTCATTGCAAACAACAGTCATGTGGTCAAGGATGTAGCACCCTATTCCATCGCAGGAGGCAATCCTTGCAAGCACATCAAGTACCGATTTTCACCAGAACAAATTGAGAAATTATTGGAAATAAAATGGTGGGATTGGGACGATGATAAAATAAATTATTATTTGCCACTCATTTGTAGTGCCTCCATCGAAGAGTTTTTACAGGCTGTTTTCAATAATGACTATGAATTATACGGCAAAAAAGATTCAATGTTTGTCAAATTATTCAAAATTATTCAAAAATTAAATCCATTTTCTAGGTATTTATAAAATATGACAACGCAAAAAACCTTTGACTTAGGATTGGCGGGTCAAACTAGAACAACTCGTCCTTCTAT